TCTGGAAGTACGCCGTGGATCAGGGCTACGCGCACAAGAACATCGCCGCGAACCTCTATGTCGGCAAGGGCGCCGCCACCCAGCGCGAACCCATCACGGAGGACGAGCTGAGGAAGATCCACACCGTCGTCGGTGTCATGCCCTACGCGGATTACATCTACGCCCTCTGCTACCTCGGCTTCCGTCCCGGTGAATTCCTCGCCCTGCGCAAGGAGGACTATCACCAGGAGGATGATATCGCCTACCTGGTCGGCGGATCGAAGACCGACGCGGGCCGCGATCGCCGTGTGGTGATCCCCGCCCAGATCGCGCCCATCATCCGCCAGCGCCTCGCCGTCGAAGGCACCGACCTCCTCTTCCCGATGGCCACCCACAGCCGCAAGGGCGAATTTACCGGCTACAAGCCCATGACCCACGAGTATTTCAATAAGCACGTTTTCAAGCCCCTGATGTCCACCCTCGGCATCGCGGAGGGCAAGGTGCCCTACAGCGCCCGCCACACCTACGCCGACAAACTCAAAGCCGCCGCCGGCGACGCCAAGGACAAGGCCGCCCTCATCGGTCACACCGACTACGACTTCACCCAGCACCGCTACCAATCCACCTCCCTGCAGGATCTCAAAGCCGTCGTCGATTCCCTCGGTTAACCCCCTGTCCCCCAGGGGGTTTTCTTGTGGGTAGTAGTGTGGGTAGTAGCGCGAGATTTCTTGATATTTTCCAATACTATCCACTATAACCCCATAACCACCAAAAACGCAAAAGTCCTTGAAATCTCAACGATTTCAAGGACTCTCATTGGTCTGGGTGAGAAGACTTGAACTTCCGGCCTCCTGAACCCCATTCTTTTGACATTCTATATATACCAACGGGTTTAGACATCTATGTGGGTAGTAGGTGGGTAGTAGCCACCCCAAAACCGTGCGGAATCCCGCACGGTTTTCATTATGAAAAGGGCTGCCTTTGAGGTCAGCCCTTGTTCTTTCTCGCATCGATATAATTGCCCGACTTCAGCCGGCTGTCCGGGTATTCTGCATCCGCTGGCACGAACCAGTCACGCCCGATCTTGACCGCTCCCGGAAGCGTGCCGCGAAGGCACTTTTGCCGAACCGTCGCAGGATCCCGGCCTATCCGTTCAGCATACTCAGCGATGGGAATGAACTTGTCAATCTGCATATTTGCCTCCTACGTTATCTTTGTACCACCGGACAAAATCACCATGCAAATGTTCTTTCGCTGTGAGGTATGCTTTGCTCGCTTCTTCCGGTGTGGAGTAAAAGCCCAGCCTGTATCTTTTGCCCTTGAAATAGATGACGGCTATCCACTTTCCGCCGCCATGCGGCCACTTTTGCCAGGATACGCCGCGGAAACCGGATTTGTTATTGATCTGCGGTTTGTCAGATAATAACTTGCACACGCTGGTGTGGTCGATTAGCCCGAACTTGGCAGCTGGATCGCCCGCAAGGTTCCCTGCTGACTTTTGCCGACGATTGCAGCCGCACGATATAGTCCCGCGGTGTAAGAGGTTGCGCGCCGGGATGTCCACCAGCGCGCCGCAGTCGCATTGGCAGTGCCAGATAACAGACGAGCCGGAGCGCCTGCCGGTATCAGACAACACCAGCAGGCGCCCGAATCGCTTTCCAGCTAAGTCTATCTTTCTCACAGCTCCTCCACGAAGACGCCGCGATCTTCAGGCGTGTGTCCCGGATCGCCCTCATAATCGTCCTGATAGTCGCCGATGCCCTCTTTCCAGTCGTTCGCCTGCTCGACGAGGTACTCGACATCGTCTACAGTATAGGCTCCGGTCTCCTCGTTGTACGGCAGGTTGCCGACCGAGAAGAAATCAGCCTCAAAGCTGGGACTCCACTGACCATCCTGCCACACCTTCATCGCGATCGCCTTGGTCACCTTGCCGTCTGTAAACTTCGTCATTTTCTTGCCCTCCTCGTTTTTTGTGTACCTCTTGGGTACGTGCTCATTGTACTACGCTTTCGTAGTATTGTCAAGAGCAAATTTGCCTTTTTTTCAAAAAAATTAGAGGGGCATAAGCCCCTCCTATTACATGTCATTCCCCTGCAGGCGGTTTTTCTTCCGGCTGCACGTAGTAGTTGTCTCCGCTCACGCTCATGGCGTCGATCAGCCCCTCGCCCAGGATGTACGCCACCACGGACGCCGCGGACATGATCAGCGCGCCCACCTGGGCAGCGTTCTGTTCAGACTTGCCGAAGTAAATCAACAAGCCCGTCACAAACCCGGCCACGGATGCCCAAAATTTGCGGGATGTCAGTTTCCGGATGATGTCGTCCTTCGTCATGATGCTCTCCTTTCTGCGGGGGCTTTGCGGTCGCCCTCGCGCCCCTTCGCTGTTACAGTCCGAACTTTCCCAGCACCAGCCCGATCACCGCGGCCAGGATCGCCCACAATGCTTTGCTGGTGATCTCGTCCCACTTCTTGGCCGGCTTCTGTTTGATGGTCTCCACATCGTCCTGCAGGCTGCCCACGTCGTCCTTGACGCTGTTCAGGCCCATCGCCAGCTCCTTGACGCTCACTGTCAAGGTGTTAATGGATTGCATCATTTTGTCCTGCTGGTCGACCCGGCTGAACAGCGTCTTGATCTGCTCTGTGTGCTGGATGACTGTCTTTTCAATGTCGTCCATTGGCGCGCCTCCTCTCACTTGGTGTTCTTGAAGGCCAGCGCCGCGCGCTTGTAGGCCAGGTCTGCGTCAAACTGACGTTTCTTCTCCGCCAGGTCTTCCCAATATGCGTACTGGTTCCAGGCGTTGTTATAGTCGGTGTTGTACTGCGCCAGCTGATCGGCGTATCGCTGGTACTCGGTCTGCTGCCCGGCGCGTAGGTCGTTCAGGCGCTGATGCCACTCGGCCCGGTCGCTGTCGTACATGGAGCGGTTGCGGTCTTCCATCTGGCCCAGGGCGGACAGGTTGGAGCGCATCTCGTCGCCCTCGGTGTCGTAGCGATCCTTGGCCAGGTTGTACAGTTCCAGCGCTTTGTCGTTCATCCCGTTCATGGTGTTGGCGTAGGCCTGCTGAGCCGCCGTGGTTCCGTAGGAGGATCCATAGCCGCCCGTCAGCGCCGCCGCCTGTCCCATGGTGTCCTGCATCCCCTGCCGCGCCTGCTGCTGGTACCTCGCCGCGTACTGCCGGTACAGCGGATCCTCACTCTGGGCGTAGCGGAACTGCCGGTTCTGCAGCCTGCCCATCAGCTCATCCATCTGGGGGATGTACTTGGGATCATAGGCCGCGTAGGGGTTGGCCTCCATCTCGGCGATGCGTCCGGCGTAGGTGTCCGTCAGCTCCGGCCTGGTCAGCGCGTTCATGCGCGCCAGGGCCTGGGCCTGCTGGGATGGGGTCGCCGGTGCAGCTGCCGCCGCTCCCGTGGTGCCCGTGGGCAGGCCGCCCGTCCGGTCGAACATGCCCACCAGCTTGTCTGGGGTCGCCGCGGATCCGGAGGAGGAGCCTCCACCGCCGCCACCGCCGGAACGGTTGCCGCCGTAGTTGTCCGGCGCATTGACGAACGCCTTGTACTTGTCCGCCGCAGATGTCGTCGGCGTTGTCGGTGCTTTCGGTGTTGCAGGAGTAGTCGCTGCTGGTTGCGTAGTCTTTTTGCCTGTGTAAACGATCTTCGGCTGTGTTCCGTCCGCCTTTGACGTTTTCCCTTCGTCAAAGGTATAGGAACTGATATTGCCAGTCGGTGCTACTCTCGCCTGCACCAGGTTAAAACCAGTTGACGTCGGAGTCCAGCCGTATTTCTTCGCCGACGCAGCCGCTTCTGCTGCTCTCTGAGCGTTCGTCTTGGCGGCCGCTTTCGTTCCGCCTATTACGCTCTCGGCTATGCCTACTCCGTTTATAGCCACGCGGTCTTCTTTACTCATCGGTTATCTCCTCCCTTCCCGTCCGTATTCGCTCGCCGCTTCCACCAGCCAGCTCATGTGATGCAGGATGCAAGCGCCCGTGCCGCTCAGCTCCACCTGGAAGCGGTCGCAGCGCTTCGGCCAGATGGGCAGGGTGTAGCGTCTCTTGCCCTCGCAGCGGATGTCCGCCACCTCCTGCCAGTCCTCGCCATCTTTTTTGAGGCGGATCAGCGCCTTGCTGCCCCTGTCCAGCTCCAGCAGCAGCTGGATGCGGCCCACGCGCTTGTTGTCCGGCGTGGTGGTCAGGATCTCGCCCGTGCGCATCAGCCAGGGAACATCTTTGTCATCCTCCAGGCCCTCGGACGCAGCTGCCAGCGGCCCGTCGCCCACGGTCAGGGCCTTCTCCGGCTCGCCGTAGCTCTCGGATGGGAGCGCCCACACGTTGCCCTCGGCGTCCAGCATGTAGAGCACCTTGCCCAGGGTTGCGAAGCCCAGGGCGTGGCTGTCATCCTCCCGCAGCCAGTAGCCGGTCACCGTGTCGTAGACCATCAGGTGATGGTTGCCCTCGTCGTCCTGGGCGCTCAGGTACATCTTCCGATCCAGCGCCCCGGCCACGCCCTTGCTCAGGTGCCAGGTGCCGAACACGGACGACGCGCCATAGACGGCGGAACTGTCATACCTGCACACATCGAAGGGGCTTTTGTAGTACAGCAGCTCGTTGATCCTCACGATGCTGTCCCCGCTGCCCTGCTCGATGCCGCGCAGGTTGTCCACCGTCATCGAGTAGTTGCTGGGCATGGTGCCGTAGATCTTGGTGATGCTGTCGATCTTGAAGAAGCACACGCTGCTGTTGATCACCGCAGCCCCGGTGAACAGGCCCGGAGAACCCACCGTCACCGCGTAGGCGTCCGTTGAGATCCCCGCGTACTTGTACCAGTTGGTCGGGTCGCCCAGGGCGCAGGCGTAGATCTCATGCCCGTCCGTGGAGCATCCCCAAAGCCGGTTATTGTGCTCGATCACGAAGGCCATGTCCGGGCACTGTCTTGCCGCGCTGACCTCGCCCTCGATCGTGGTCTCCTCGGCGATGATGCCGGTGAACACAATCCGGTTGGCCTCCGCGTGGGAGAGCTGCCAGGTGCCGTCCAGCAGGCCCAGGCCGGTCACGGTCACCGCGTCCTCAGCCTTCAGGCCCGTGCCGATCCCGGAAGACTCCACGCTCACATAGGTCGTGTACTCCTCCACCCACATCGTCGTGGACTCCGCCCAGGTCTTCATCACCAGCGGAACCGCCGAAGTGTCCAGCCACAGGTCGCCGTTCTTCGGGTTCGCGGGCGCTGTCGCGCTCTTGGTGTAGCCGGTGTAGGGCGTCCCGTCGGCCTGCGCCAGGGTGATGACGGCCCCGGTCACCGTGTTGCGCTGCTCCATCGTCCGGACGGTCCCGCTCACCGTGTCGAACAGGATCTTGTCCGGAAACACGGCCACG